GTAACGATTGAGACGGCGCCTGCGGACATCAGAAACAATACCCCAGCAGATTTTGTAAGGGAGCAGCCCGGTAGTCTTGGTTTGAGTAAAAAAGATCTAGAAGAATTTGAAGATTATTATAATCCAAGCTTTAAATCTGGAATAACTACAAGCGATGACAGACTAGATTATTTCAGGGGCCTTTCTAATTACATTATGAAATCCCCAGAGTTTAAGGAGTGGCTTAATTCAAAGCCTCAAGAGATCCTGCAGATCAAAGGTAAAGGCAACGCCAAGCCAAACGAGAAGTACATTCCGTTTGTTCAGGACTTTGTGACATCTGGCAACTGGAGTCGTGTAAGCGACCTGGACAATACGGACCTGGTAAAAATAAAACCCCAAATGCTGCAGTCGTTGCAAAATCGGGGAATCGATGTAAAGACGAGTGACATAGCAGGCCAGCCGCATATCACCAAACAAGGATTTAACCGTCTGGCAGATTTGCTTGGCGGAGTTGAGAAATACCCAGACTGACTTGACCAAACAGAATAAATAAAGTAAAAGGCAAAGATTATGCCCATTGACAAAATAGTTAACGAAGCCCCGTCAGAGTCCGAGCTCAAGATTGAGATTGAGCAAGAGGACATGCCGGACATTGAGGTCGTCTTGGAAGAAGACGGCAGCGCCGTGGTCGAGATCGGTGAAGACGAAGCTGAGGACGTGGACTTCTATGCCAACATGGCAGAGGTCGTGGACGAAGATGCAAGGCAAAGGATTGCCCTAGACCTGGCCGCTTTGTTTGAGGCGGACAAGTCCAGCCGTTCTGACTGGGAGATGATGTACTCCAAGGGACTAGAGTTGCTTGGTCTGCGGATCGAGGAGCGTACTAAGCCCTTCCGTGGCGCCGCTGGTGCGGTGCACCCAATGCTGACCGAGGCCATTGTGCAGTTCCAGGCCCAGGCATTTAAGGAACTAATGCCCCCAGGAGGCCCTGTACGTACACAGATCCTGGGCAAAGAGACGTTGGACAAGGCCCAACAGGCCTCCCGCGTGCAGGACTTCATGAATTACCAGATCACGACGGTGATGAAGGAGTACACACCGGAGTTTGACCAGCTGCTTTTCTACACCGGGTATGGTGGTTCGTCGTTTAAGAAGGTTTATTTTGACGAACAGATAGGCCGGATGGTGTCAAAGCTGGTCTTGCCTGACGATTTATTCATCCCGTACTACGGCTCAAGCGTCATGAGCGAGTGTCCGCGCATTACTCACCGTATTGCGATGGACGAAAACGACTTTAGGAAGCGTGTTGTAGCCGGAGAGTACCTGGATTTAGATATAAATCCGCAGGAAACGCCAGCTGACGCAAGCCAAATCACGTATTCCGTGGACAAACAGACTGGGGTTGTGGAAACAGGGGCTCCGTCTGAGATATTTTTGCTTGAGTACCACGTCAATCTGGACATTCCTGGCTTTGAGGACATGGGCGAGGACGGAGAACCCACCGGAATCAAGCTCCCGTACGTGGTAACGGTGGACGAATCCAGTGCAAAAGTGCTGGCAATCCGCAGAAACTGGGTCGAAGGCGACAAAAAGTGTTGCCGACGCAATTATTTCGTGCATTACGTGCTTGTAGAAGGCCTTGGAGCGTATGGCTTGGGCTTTGTACACCTAATCGGCGGTCTATCGAAGACTGCAACCTCTGCATTGCGTCAACTTCTGGACGCAGGCACGCTCTCTAACCTGCCAGCAGGCTTCAAAGCCAAAGGCGCACGGATCTCGGACGATGATAATCCGATCCAGCCGGGCGAATGGCGCGATATCGATGCGGGAGGCGCGGAACTTCAGTCCTCTCTCATGCCGTTGCCATACAAAGAGCCCTCGCAAACGCTATTCCAGCTCTTAGGGTTTACTGTCGAGGCAGGAAAGCGCCTAGCAAGCATCGCGGACATGCAGGTTGGTGATGGTAACCAGCAGGCAGCCGTAGGAACGACCATTGCGCTCTTGGAAAAGGGCTCCAATGTTATGTCGGCCATCCATAAGCGCATGCACTATGCACAGAAGATGGAGTTCGAGTTACTCGCCAAGGGCTTTGCGGACTATCTGCCTGACGAGTACCCGTACGATGTGCCGGGTGCCAAGCGTACGATTAAGAAAAAGGATTTTAATGAGCTGGTTGCGGTATTACCGGTCGCCGACCCCAATATTTTCTCGACTGCGCAGCGTATTACGCTGGCTCAGACGCAACTCCAGTTAGCCCAGACTGCTCCGCAGATGCACAACATGTACGAGGCGTACTACCGCGTGTATGCCGCCTTGAACGTGCGTGACATTGACGGAATTTTGCGACCGCAGAACACCCAGATGCCCAAGGACCCGGCAAGTGAGAACGCAGACATCCTGGACGGGATGACTCTGAAGGCGTTTGCTGGCCAGCAGCATGACGCGCACATTGCAAGTCACCTGATGATGGGGTTATCCCCAATGGTGCAGGCCCAGCCGATGGCCGCGATGGAGCTACAGAAGCATGTCTTGCAGCACGTACGGATTAAGGCCGAAGAGGACGTCGAGGCGGAGCTCTACATGCAGTACGGCAAGGATCCTGACCGCATGGTCTCGGCCATTCAGAAGGAAGGCATGGTCGCAATTAAGGTGGCGCAGTACATGCAAGAGGTTCGTACGCTCCAGGGCCAGTTGTCTGGTGGCGAAGGCGGAGATCCGGTGGTAGCGCTCAAGGCCGAGGAGTTGCGGATTCGCGACGAGGACAATAAGCGCGATAACGCAGTCGCCCAGGAGCGTTTGAAGTTAGACTCCATGAAAGCCGCGCAGACTGCACAAGCCAACCAGGCTAGGGTAAACTCGCAGGAAAACATTGCCCAGCTTCGCGCCAACATCGCGCGTGAGCGGGTTGCACAAATGAACCAACAGGCCATTCGCCGGACCAACGAAAGGAAACCAAATGCCGCTTAAGAAGGGTTCCAGCCAAAAAACTATCTCTACCAACATTGGAGAGCTAGTACGCACTTTTAAAAAATCCGGTAAGATCGGCACCAGTAAGCCCAAGAGCAAGGAAGCTGCTGTAAAGCAAGCGGCAGCGATTGCCTACTCAACGGCCGGCAAAAGTCGCAAGATGAAGTCAGGGGGCAGTGTTCAAGGTCCGTTCATGGAGGTCCTTCGTAAGGACGCCAAGAAGAAAACTAAAATTTACTAGGAGTTAGACATGCCCATGTACCGTAAGCCAACTGCTAAAGAGCGCGCAACCATTCAAAAAGCTCGCGAAAAGACCGTGCAAGGAATGGAAGGCGAGAAAGACCTTTTGTCAAAGATCTCGACAACCTCGGCTAAGGCCGCTCGTGACATGGCCAAAGAGGGCCGCAAGATGATGGAATCGGTCCCTGCAGAGGCTCGGGCCTATGAGGCTGAAGAGGGTAACCCTGGCGTTGGAACGTACGCCAAAGGCGGTCTGGTGACCTCCAGAGGCCAAGGTAAAGTAGTTCGCTCCAAGAAAACAAGAATCTGTTAAGAATTTAGTGCCTTTCAGACGGTGGCCAAAACCGTCTGCTACTCCATGGAATATTAAACCATGCTTGAATTTGCAGAAGCGGTATTAAAAGAAATTAGAAAACTGCAGCATGACTCTGAGGCCATAGTGTTGGCCGGGACGATCTCCGACATGGAGCGTTACCGGTTCATGATGGGCCGCCTGGAAGGCATAAGACTGTGTGAGGACATTGTCAAGAGCTTGTTAGACCGTGTTCAAAAAGACAATTTTTAACCACCAGGAGGCCATATGGCATTAACAGCACTTGAAGAAAAATGGCAAAAGGAGGCGGAAGAAACGGGTCCAACCCTTGACGACGCCTATGACGCCGACGGTAATTTTGACCCAGATAAGGTGTCGGAATCAGTCATCGACCGCATACCCAAGCCAACCGGCTGGCGTATTGCAATTCTGCCTTACCGTGGTTCGGAAAAGACCAAAGGCGGGATTGTCCTGGCCGAGGAAACCCAGAAAAAGACGCAGTTGGCCACGACCTGTGGCTATGTGTTGCGTATGGGGGACCTTGCCTATGCGGATCAGGACAAGTTTCCCACCGGCCCGTGGTGCGCGGAAGGTGACTGGATCATCTTCGGCCGTTATTCGGGCTCTAGGATTCAGATCGATGGCGGAGAGATCCGCATTCTGAACGACGACGAGATTATTGGCGTGGTCAACAAACCCGAAGACATTCTTCACATGTAAGGAGGCGGTATGAGTCAGGAACAGTTGGAATTTAAGATTGGAGAGGATGAGGAACCGGCAACGGTTGAGCTCACCGAGGGCGACAACGGGGTAGAGGCTAAAATTGCCGACGAAGTACCACCTCCTGCCGTAGAAACCGAGTCTTCTGCACCGCAACAAGAGGCCAAGCCGGAAGAAGAGCTTGCCGATTACAGCGACAAGGTCAAAAAGCGCATCGACAAGATGACGGCAAAGCTTCGCGAAGCTCAACGCCGTGAGCAGGCGGCCTTGGAGTACGCCAAGCAGGTTCAGGTTCACGCCCAGCAGCTGCAGCACCGTTTCCAGCAGACGGACAGCCAGCGCCTGGGAGAAGCCAAGACCCGTGTTGAGACTCAGGCCTTGGCCCTAAAGCAGATTATCAAAAAAGCCAAGGAAGAAGGCGACATTGACACCGAAACTGAGGCCCAAGAGCGTTTGACGCAGATTTTGTTTGAGCAGCAGCAGATTCGCCAGGATCAGGAAAGCCGTCAGCCGGCCAAACAAGTACAGCCAGTGCAACAGCCTGTCTACCAGCAGCCTTTATACCAACAGCCAGCCCAGCCGGTCGTTGACGAGCGGGCCGAGCAGTGGGCCGACGAGAACCCCTGGTTTGGTGAGGACGTGGTCATGACAAACGCTGTAAAAGGCATTCATTTGCAGCTTGTGACCAGGGAAAACTTCAATCCGCGCTCAGAAGATTATTATGAAGAGCTAGATCGTCGCATGAAAGACTTGTTTCCTAACCGAATTAATGGTAATAAAGAGCCTGCGACACAAAATATCAGAGCCAACAGACCCGTGCAAACTGTTGCGCCTGCATCCCGGTCGTCCGGGGTAAACAATGCACGCCGCACCGTTAAGCTCACGCCGAGCCAGGTTGCGATTGCTAAAAAACTGGGTGTTCCTCTAGAGGAATATGCCAAATACGTGAAGGAGTAAGACATGGTTGACCAAGTTGAAGTACCTAAATTAAATCGCAGCTCACGCACAACTGAAACACGTGCCGCCACTGCGCGCCGTAAACCTTGGGCTCCTCCTTCGAAGTTGGATGCGCCTCCTGCGCCTCCAGGCTTCAGGCACCGTTGGATTAGAAAGGAAGCAAACGGATTTGACGACCGCAGCAATGTGTCGGCAAAACTCCGTGAGGGTTATGAACTCGTCCGCGCAGATGAGTACCCTGAGTTCCACTCTACCTCGGTAGATGACGGCCGACACACCGGCGTAATCGGTGTGGGAAGCTTGTTGCTTGCAAGAATTCCTGAAGAGACGGCAGAAGAGCGACGTGCATATTACCGGGACAGAACAACGGACCAATTAAAGGCTGTCGATAATGAGTTGTTAAAAAGCAACGCCCACGGGTCGATGCGTATTAACAGCCCGGATCGACGATCAAAAACGACATTCGGCGGACCAAAGTCTGACGAATAAATTAAAGGAAAACTGAAATGGCTAACACAAATAAAGCCTTTGGTTTTCGTCCCGTCGGTAAAGTTGGAAGCAACTACGACAACGAAGGCCTAACGCAGTACAAGATCTCCAACAACTATGGTACCGCCATTTATCAGGGCGACTCCGTCAAGTTGTCTGGTGGTTATTTGGCAATTGCCACAACCGGCGCTGCAATTGTAGGCGTTTTCCAGGGCTGCTACTACGTGGATCCCACGACCGGCAAACCCACTTGGAAGAACTACTACCCCGGCAGCATCGTCCAGGACGGCATCGTTGCCCTGGTTAACGACGATCCTAACGCTGAGTTCTTGGTGCAGTGCTCCGGCATCGCAGCAGTAACCTGTGTTGGACGCAACGCTGACTTGGATACCGCTGTAGCAGGTAGCTCAACAACTGGTCAATCTGGTCAGCAAGTTGGCGTTCCCGCTACTGGTAATGCTACGTATCCGTGGAAGGTTGTTGGCGTTTCCACCGTTTCTGGTGAAGACGACGTAGCTTCCGCTTATGCTAACCTTATCGTTATCCCGAATAACCACCTCTACAAGGGTGGCACGGGTACTGCAGGAGTTTAATCATGGCAATTACACGTGCACAACTAGTTAAAGAACTCGAGCCCGGATTGAACGCCCTGTTTGGTCTGGAATACAAGAACTACGAGAATGAGCATACTCAGATTTACAGCGTCGAATCTTCTGACCGCGCGTTTGAAGAGGAAGTAATGGAATCTGGCTTTGACTCGGCACCTGTGAAGGCTGAAGGCGCTGGCGTGCAGTACGACACCGCGCAGGAAGTCTACACGGCTCGGTATACACACGAGACCATCGCACTGGCTTTCTCCCTGACCGAAGAGGCAGTGGAAGACAACCTGTACGACCGTCTTGCTGCTCGTTATACCCGTGCCTTGGCTCGTTCCATGGCTCAAACCAAGCAGATCAAGGCCGCTTCCGTTCTGAACGGCGCTTTCACCACCTCCACCGGCGGTGACGGCAAGCCTCTCTGCGCAACTGACCACCCGACCTTGTCCGGACCGGATCTCCGCAATGAGCTCTCTACCCCGGCCGACCTGTCGGAGACGTCCCTTGAGCAGGCGCTGATTGACATTGCTGCGTTCACCGACGAGCGTGGCTTGAAGATCGCTGTTCAGGGCCTGAAGTTGATCATCCCCAAGGAACTCATGTTTACGGCTGATCGCATCCTGAAGTCCACGCTGCGTGTTGGTACTGCAGACAACGACATCAATGCCATCAAGAACATGGGCATGGTTCCCCAGGGCTACTCGGTTAACCATTATCTGACCGATCCGGATGCGTTCTTCATCAAGACCGACGCTCCTAACGGAATGAAGATGTTTGAGCGTGTTTCGATGAAAACTGGTTTTGAAGGCGACTTCGACACCGGTAACGTCCGCTACAAGGCTCGTGAGCGCTACAGCTTCGGCTTCAGTGACCCACGTGGCATTTTTGGTTCACCAGG